TCGTTATTCTCAATTAATTTATCAATAGCACTTTGAAAAGAATTGGTATAATCAATTCTATTATATTCTTCATGCGATATATCTCCGAATTCGGTCGACTCTAACGAATAAATCTCATACTGCGATTCATTGAATTCGTTAAATGATTCGACAAAATATCCGAGCGGATTATCATTACTATCATATACTTCGTATTGATTTTCATCACGAGATGCGTAACTTTGCACGACATAATAATTATCAGTTTTTACTACAAATGCAACATTCATCATATTTTTTATCTCTTTCACTTTAAAAATCTATTATAACATAAAACGGCAAATATCACAAGCACTATTAATACTTGAGTAAATTAGTCGACTATTTGCAAATCGGTATAAATCACTTGTCCGGCATTGCGTTTAACTATGGCAATTTCATTGCACTTGCGTGTTTCATATTGCCAGTAATCTACTTTGGGGGCAGTAAATTCGGTGGTCACAGTCAGGTTTAAATCTGATTGTAGCATTGCTAATAGTGTTTTTTTATCAGCAAGGGGTAATTCTCGTATTCTATCTAGCATATAATCTCTTTATAATAAATTTACTAATAGCGACTATCTCAAATCGCTACTATAAATTCACTATTAAGCGAAAGTGGTAACTACAGGTTTGGACGGTTTGCGATTCTGGCGAACAGCAACAGCGCCGGTGGGGTTGCGGAGTTTTGCTAGTTTTTCTTCTAATTTCGCAATGCGTTCTTGTTTTTTCTGAGCACGAAGCAAAGCAGAATTTTGTTTGCGTTGGAAATTAGCGTCACGATTAGCAGCGATATGCTCTTTAATCATTAATTTAATAGATTTGACTAAATTGCGTTTTTCAGCGACTGTAAGGTTTTGAATTGTATCAATATATGAAAACATAATTTTTCTTTCGTTATAAGTGTTAATGAATTACTACAATAGAATCTATTATACACGAATTGGCGCCAGTGTCAATAACTATTTGCCACTCCTGTAAGCGCTTGATTTTATTGAGAATAATACTGTAGCGTTTTGGTCAAGTATTGGTCGGGGTTCACGAGGACGCACGAAAACGCCTCGAGGTGGTACGGCTCGGAGGGTCGTGGAGCCAGCTCTGGAGCCGTGTGGGGATTGGGTGGGATACTGGAGAGCTGCAGTACTGGAGCCGTATGGGGACTGCTTCGGAGTGCTTCGTGACTGCTGTACAGCGCTGTACTGGTACGGCTCGGAGGGCAGCTCTGATTTTGACTATATGGTGTATAGGGGGGAGGGGTGGTGTGAAGTGTTAGCTAAAAAAGTGTTTCCAGGTCAAACTCTTTTTTCCAATTTTTTATTTTCTGGGGCTTCCGTCAGGATTTCGATTTTTCGGATTCATTAATCCTAAAATTTTTTTCAGGTCCGTCCACAAGGACCAGAAGCGTTCTTGGTATTGTCTAACGGGATCCATAGATTTGTTTCTCTAATTCATGAATACGGTCCACGAGTTTCATTACATCTTCAACTGGTACCCATTTACCAGAAATATCGGTACAGAAGGCTCTCATGCGTTCACCGGAGATATGAAGTGTTTGTTTATTAGGATTGATACTGTGTTCTTTTAATAGTTCTTTCATCATTCTTCTATCAATGTCCTTTCTTGTATCATCCACCACCTTTCTACAGCAGCTTTGGCGGATTCGGAGTTAATGTACATTCCTAAAGAGAATATTTCTTTGTTGTCTGGATAGATGGTTGTCGTGTGTTTAGTTTTAATCTGATGACCAGCAAGGCCCACTTCGCCAATGATTCGACCACTCTCATCATAATACAGAAAGTGTGCAACGGTTTCTCCATCTTTCCATTTACGAATATTCATATTGAAATATTCGGTCTATCGAAAACCATTGCGATACCACAGATGGTTAATAATAGATAACCTTTTGGTGTGTATTCTTTGTAATACCAGAAATTCTTAGAGAACCAGAGGTCGGTATGTGTCCAGTATTGAAAGAGATGCAGTAACCTCATTTTGCTTCCTTGTCTTTAATGATTAAATTGGTTCGTTCTTTACCATTTTGGTCGATACAAATCCAAGTATGGCTCAGCGGCTTCTGAGGCCGACAGGTGAGAACACTATTGGAATCTTTTGATTGTATTGGTATCTCGGAAGCGCTTTGTCCGGAGGCGGCGGAAACGCAGAGGAGTAAGAGAGGTACTAGAAGGAGTTTTGCCATGATATAGAGATTGTGTTTCGCAGATACGTTTCGCTATTTGGTGATATTATTCCAAAAGTCAATATACGTTTCGATGAGTGTGGTCCAAAGTTTGATAATCGTTTTGATTGGATGTTCTATGAGGGTGGCCATAGCGATAAGTGTGGCTGGTACAGCGACCAGTGCGGTGATAAGTATACCAAGGATGCCTAAAAGTGTAATCATGTTTTTATAAAGTCAATAATGCCTTGTGCTGTATTCATATGGCGGGTTTTATGGGAACGGTATTCTTCTAGTTCTTTTTCAAGTTCAAGGATGCGTTTACGTAGTAAGGAGTTCTGTTCTTCGGTATCAGATAGGTTCAAGTTAAGTTGGTTACCCGACATACAATCTTCGGTACTGAGTATGTCTTGGTATTCATTTTTTAGTATGACAGCATCTTCGTAACCAGGATGATACGGTGCTTCGGCAACTAAATCAGGTTCTTCCATGCCGTTAGTAGAAGATGGTGTTACACATCCTAAACCTGGTTCATATGCAGATTTTCTATCGTCTGACGTAAAAGTGGTCATGTTATTCTCCAAAGATTAAAACGATTTCGTCCTCAGAAATGATATAGTAGTCTATACCATCGTACTTGGTTTTACGTGCGGCATTCCAATTAGGCAATACTGTATCACCTTCTTTGACCATTTCTGCGTCAGGTCCTAGTGATACTACTTTTCCTTTATTGGCTTCTAATGGATCAGCAGACGAAAGAAGAATGCCAGAACCGGTAATCTTTTCTTTTTCAATCAACTCAATAATTACATTATTTTTAATAGGTCTTAACAATTACAAATCTCCTCTTGGTATCGTTACATAAATCAACTACGTCTTTTGGTGTTTCATAATTTAACATACTACAATTATACTCGATAGCAATAGGTTTGTCAAACTTTTTATGGTAATCATCATGCTGTACAAAGGCAAAGACCATTGTAAAGGCAACGATAAAGAGGCAAAGTTTGAGGTATTCTAGCATACCTCTATATATGTTTATTGCCTCTGTGCCTTCAACTGATTAATCATATTTTGTATTTGATTTCGTATATAACTACCAGGAGGTGCCCAAGGTAATAAATGTTTTAGAAACTTTAATAGTTCGTCAGGATGCATCTTTAAAAATACTCGACCATTTTTTTAGTTTTATTTTTTTGGCTTCCATGGCAGCCAACATATCATGTTCATTGATTACCTTTTGTTCAACCAATAAACCAATCATACACAATAGTTGACCTAACTCCATAGTCAGGCATTCTTTGGTTGTTGCCGAATCTTCTGTGGGATAACACGATTCAAAACCGAATCGAAATATCTTAGAGGTTGCTTGGATTACTTCTGCACATTCTTCTTGTAATATAATTAATGTTTCTTTTGTTTTATTTTCCATCATCTTCCACAAATTTAATCACAGGCATATATTCTTCTACTTTTTTAATTGCTGACTCTCTGGTCGGAGCAATTACTTTACAAGTATACATGCCATCTTTCATACTGATTGTGAATGGTACAACACCATTGATAAACCATTCTTCTTGCACATAACACTTAATGTTCCATTCTCTGGCATTAAGGCATCGTTTGATCATCTCATCGGCAATTTTCTTAGGATTAAAATCATCTTCAGCAATCATATTAGACATCGTTCCATTTCTCCACTAAAAAGCTTGGCCCCTTCTTTTCTTCAGCCAAAACATAATCTTCTGCCATATCTTCTGCTTTCTGATAATCGGCAGTAACTTCTTTTTTAATTATTTTTTCATTTAGATAATAAACAATAGTGTAATTATACTCAGACCTTTCTACAATGGCTTTCTTATCACCATTCATAAATTTAGATAGTTCCATTATGCAATCATTCCTATAAATCGATTTAGTACAACACGGTTAGATAACCTGTTACCAGCATATTTACTGAATGCTGACACCAGACCACGAGTAGTAGCATTTTCTTTTACATGAAATTCTACACCATCATCAGTATCTAGGCCTTCTGAACGGAGTAAATAATATTCATCAAAGCCAGCATTGGTAATAATTTTATATTTCTCTTTACGGAACTCGGCTTTTAATTTCATATGGTCACTAGCTCTAGGATAGAATGTGTGTGCAACACGGCCAAACTCACGAGCAGACAATACATAGAATCCAATCACGTTACATTGTGTTCTTGCTTTTAACAATTTAATGTAGGCGGCCATTAATTCCGGACCATATGGTTGATAAACCTTTTCTTCGTGTTTAGTAATTGGATCACGAATCACTAAGACCTTTTCTTTACCATAACCGCCACCTAAATCTAAATCAGGATTATTATAACCAGATAGTTGTTTTTCTTTGCCATCGGTGTGTGTATGTGAGAACAAAACATTTCTTACTGGATTGCCTTCACCATCGGTTAGAAATACTGTATTGACAATTTGCAACTTGTAGTTCTTTTGAAACTCAGGTATAATCTTCATAGCAGCAATCACGGATTCATAGAGTGGTGTACCACCAAGATGAAACCAATCTGGACGGCAAGACCGTGGATTAACACAATGTACTAAAGCAGAAGAAGCGTAAGTGAATTCAGAAGCCGACATTTTGCTTGATAACAAGTTCATCAATTTAAAATTATGTAAGTCTAAATCACCCACTTTGAAATCGACACTATACTTGTCAGTATGTTCGGATGTAAAAGCATATACTTCGTAAGGAATATTTACCTTCTTACAGAACATTACTAGATTGATTAATTGCTTGACCGTGTTCTCCATGTGGTCAGACATAGATCCAGACCAATCAAGGAACATAATAAGGCCATGAGATTTACCTTCAGGCAAAACTGTCATACGTTTAAAAATGTCTTCGGTAAATTTATACGCATAAACTTTGTTCATGTTTAATTCACCAGTTTTAGAAATCGATGCACGTTTTTGCTGGTCAGCATTTTTACGCAATTCAAATTCTTTGGCCAAATAACTAACAACTTTTTTGGCGTCATTACGAATTTTCATAAAAGCAGGTGTGTCGATACCAGAAATGTTGTATTTACCCAAATCATTTTTGTATTCTGTCCATAACTGTTTGTATGAAACAACTGCACGTTTTAAATCGATATCATTAATGTTACCATAGTAATAATGTCTATTACTCGATTCAAATAATTTACTTTCGTTTTGACGATATGATTTGTCGGTCAAAGAATCAACTTCTTGACCAGAATCTCCACCATCATGGCTAGTTCTTTCATCTTTGTATTCATCTTCAATTTCATCCATTGATTCATCGGCTTGAGAATTCGATTGTGAAAATTTCTCCATGGTGTCATCATCATAATCATCAGAATCTTCGTAACCGTCAGATTCAAACTCACCATCAGGATCTTCTTCGAATTCAGATTCTTCAAATTCAGGATTTTGCAATTTGCGTTGTTCGGATTCTTCTTTCAAATAATCCATAACGTCATACGCAAGCTTGATGACATCATCATATGATTCGGTATTTTCTATACGTTGAACTAACGATTTTTCAAAATCAGTAAAACAAATACCTTGTGCAGCTCCGCCTTTTGTATAGAGATTAACCCGGTCAATAAAATTCATATCATTGAGATCCGTGCCGTTTGTGCCAAAGAAATCTTTTTCAATTAGTTCACGGTAGCCACGGACAAAAGAGGAACGAATGCCGGGATATTTGTTTTTGATTTTTCTTTCAATACGGGAATCTTCCAGCACATTCATAATACCCATTGGTATCTTTTCTTCGTGTGCTTTCATCATGCCGTCTAGGGGAGTGTATAGAGCATGGCCCACTTCGTGACCTAGAAAAAGGTCATAGAGATAACCTGAGATGTTTTTATCGAGAACGGGAACGGTCAATACACGGTTCTTCACATCAAATGCGGCCGTGTTGGTATTGCGCTGTTCGATTGTCAGATTCTCATTTGCCATTAGTTTGGCAAGTAACGATTTAGATTGAATTAGTTCCATAGATTCTCCGAGTTAATAATAGTATTATCTCATAAAAATCATCTACCGTCAAGCGGTAACTTTCAGGCTGTTGTTTTTATACAACGCTCTGATCCGATAAGGCTTTTAGGTAGAGTTTTCCTTCTCTATATTCCATTTCAATCGCTTGGCCTTCTTTCCAATGATTGTATTTTACGATTTCTTCAGGAAGAATTAAGATACCATCACCTGTGCCATCATTTGCATCGACCATTTCGGTCAAATATGTTTTATTGGTAATATTCTTTGCGTTTTTGGTAGTCATTATGGTCTTTTTCCATTCCTGTTAGAACTGCCCACTTGCGAGTTACGATGTCCAAGCGTTTCCACGCAGGAATTTCATCATCATCTGCAATTGCATCAAGCCAAATATGCTCAGGATTGCTATTCATATCTTTTTCCTTCGTTTTTATCGAAAATTCGCTGTTCGATTGCTGTTGCAAGCTCTTCGGCAAGAGCAGGATTGAACTTTACCAGAAAATGAGCAACATCATCAGCTGGTATATGACGCAAATTGTGCATAATTTCGTCAATTCCTCTATATATTTGTGTTTCTTCCCATTGTTGTAACATACTTACCTCACATTTTATAAAAAGTTTCATTAGGAACAATATTTTTGCCTTCTCTTTTCGCTTTTCCGAGCGAATGAAGCAATTTTAACTCAATTTCAAGCTCATTGGCAGACAAATTTTGCAAGTATTCCTCATAATCGTCCCAATCTTCATCACTCCAACCTTTTGGACTCATTTTTGACTATCTCCGCATGCTGGAAATTTCTTTTGCTTCAGTATCCGTAAAAACCGGTACAGCATTTGATTTGTGCATTGTAGCAATACCTTTCATTTTGTTGCCGGTGTACGAATTTGGAACAGGTTTTGTCAAAGCGATAAAACCAGTATCTACGGACGCAAAGTGGGGAGTTTCACGGCCTGCAGGAATCTTGTAAGATGGAAAACTGTTGAAAATCTTCGTGGATTTATTTTTACTGAAATTGGTAGATATAGAATTGATAGAAGCTAACCACTCTTGATTCTGAGTTTGCTTCGCCTTTGAAACTTTCCGTTTTTTAGATTTTGGAATATATCCGTAAATAATCATAACAATTCTCCAGTGTAGAAGAACCATTATACTATAGGAATAGGGGAATGTCAATAGATGTGTTGTGTCGGAACAACATTAATACCAATACCTTTTATTTGAAACGGCAGCATACTTACTTATACTGAAAAAAACAAAAAATAGTGGTATTTTTAAGAATTCTTACTATGTGAAATTTCAAGTTCTTCGAATTCTTCAACTTGCCAATTTTTTAATTGTTTTTTTACTTCTGGATGTTCGCCTCTACGTTTTTTATTGTGTAATACTGTTTTGGCGTAAATGTAGTCATCGTTATAATCTTTATTTTTACGAAACTTACCTACAAACTTTGTCACTTGGTTCTCCTATTTCATGGTTTCAAAATTGATGCCTTTTATCTTAGTTTCAGGCATATTGAACATATCATCCTCCGAAATATAGGTTATATTTGCATCAGGATAACAAGCTTTTATTATTTTGAGTAATTGGCAGACCGTGCCATCCGAATCATTGAATGAAAACACCTCATCAACTATTTTTAAACCTTTTATGATATTCCTACGAGATTCATAATTCTGAACAAAACCACCGTCACACCAAGCAAGATACCAATCAGAGTGTACGCCGACAGCTAACCAATCACCTTTTCTTCTACACTTCTGTAAGAAACTTAATTCGTGATTGCTTAATGGATCGAATTTTCCTGATACTACGACTATTCTATCTTGCGGATGCATTACGGTAAAAGTTGTGGAAAAGCCTCTTTAACAAACTTATAGTTTAAACCTTTAACACCTAAATCTTTACTTAATATACCAATAACAACTTCTGCTTCACGAGGTTCAAGAGATTCAATTAATTGTAATAGTAACTGTTTTCTCTTTTCATCAGATAATTTTTCTGCTGTGGCATCACCCTTTTTGAACAAATACAATTTTCTAATTTCTGTGGATAACTGACACCTAGAAATTCCAGGAAAAGTATCAGGAATTTTATATTCGTTTGGCATCTCATTTATTAACCATTGGTAATCGGGGTGAAAAGCCAACTCAAGTACCTGTAGCAAAGTTTTTGATAAATTCTTTTCAATTACCAGCAACTTTTCTTTTTTCGATGGAGCTATTTCAAACTCATCAAATATCTCATATATGTTTTTCATTAGAATTCCTCTATCACATCCATTAAATTTTTAAGTTTATGTTCCATAAAATAATTCAGTAACTTACCTTTAGCCGGTTTTGTTTCTTCATAATTATTTATAATTTTTCTTTTGATATCACCTGGAATGTTTCTAAGGTCGATCAAGGTTTGATTCCTTGAAAACCCAACCTTGGCCGCATCATCTTGCCAATCACCATAATCTTCGGTCATATATTTCTCAATAACCTTTTGTGTGATAGGTTTTTGCCTCAGGTCACGAACAAAACAATCTGATGGTGAAAACACATTTGGTATACCATCACCTTTATCTCCACGAATAATCTTTTCCTTTAACTCTAGAAGTGGATTATGTGATTTTATATATTTCTTTTGTGATGGATTGTATTGTTTGACATTATTACCATACATCTGTAATTGTAAGAAATCTCCGTCACTCGATAGAATCAAAATCTTTTGGCTTGGAGCATAGATTGGAACCAAGGTACCAATGATATCATCAGCTTCAGCACCCTCAACATCAATTACTTTATATGGAAAGTTTTCTTTGAGTTCCTGTTTTAACTTAGCAAGAATATCAAAAATAAGATGCCAATCTAAATCAGATTTTTCTCTGGTCTTTTTTCTACCAGCTTTATAAAATGGAAAAAAATCTTTACGCCAATATTTACGATTATCACAACAAAGTACAATCTCACCATACTCATTTTTAAAATTCTTCACATGAGTGCGTATGATGTTTAATACCATATGGCGTATTAAACTTTCTTCCAATTTGCCTTTCTGATTAGCAATTTGTGCCATTAGACCAGCAAGTAACACTTGATTCAAATCAACTAAGACCATAATAAACTTTCAATAGTTTCCAATAAGATTCTATTGTATCATGCTTTTTGTATTTTGTCAACTATTTTGTCAACAATTTTTTGTGATGTGGTGGTCTTTTTGGCAATTATACCAAGCCAGCCTGATGGTATGAGTCCTGAAATGTATTCTAATGGATCTGGTAATATGGCATCGAAATGATCAAAGTCAATATACTTATCTTCTAATTCATCATTACGAAATAGTATAATATGATATGCATCACCCATAGCGCTACCATCAATCTTTTCTCCAGGATTGGCATAATCCTGTCCTTGGATTTGTATTGAATTTTCTTTATCACCATCTAAGAATGTTAAGAAATCAAACTTATCATTCTTTAGTGGTCTGAGAAAGTCTAGCATTATATTCCTTTATGTGTGATCTTCTAACTCTTACCATTATCCATGTGTTATAGTAATCTTCCGATTCCATTACACCACGAACAAACTGTTCCTTTGCTTCGAGATAACCACATTCACCTTTAGATTTACATAAATGTAGGATTTCACGTACAAATTTTTCATGTCCTAATTGTAACACATCTTTCTGTAGGTTGTCACTACTTCCATAGTAAGTTTGCCAGTTTGAGAAAACCTTCGTTTTTTTCTTTCTCCCATTGACTTGTTTGGTTTTGGTAGAATAAAAGAATTTCTTACCTATGTATTTTTTACCATTCGTCAGATTAGTTATCTGATACACGAACCCGTAATTATTACCAATCAAATCTTCCGTAAAATCTTTACCATCATATTGCCAGTTTAGTCCCATTCCTTAGTATCCAAATCATTGTCATCATCCTCTATATAGTCCTCGGATAATTCTTCGATTTGTTCACCGCAAAATGGGCAATACTCTGGCAGTTCTTGTGAAACCATTTCTTCCATATATGATACACTATAAGTTGATTCACAATTCAGGCAGTCGCCTGATAATGATTTGTTTGTCATTTGATTTCCTTAATGAGCCCACACATCACCCCAATTTCCTGATAAAGCTCCTTTTGCGTAATCAGTAGCACGATTCTCAAAGAAATTAGTATGTGTTGGTGCGTTAATCATTTCTTCCACCCACGGTAGAGGATTCTTTTTCACTTTAAACACACCTTTGAGTCCTAAAGAAATTAGGCGGCGGTCTGCAATATAACGAATATACTTCTTAACATCTTCTGAAGATAAACCTTCCATTTCATTTACACCAAATGCAAGGTCAATAAACTTATCTTCTAGTTGAACCATTCTTTCTGCAATCGTGTATATTTTTCCTTTGAGATCATCATTCCAAATCTCACGATTTTCTTCTATGTATGTTCTAAACAATTTAACCATAGACTCTGCGTGTTGAGTTTCATCAACAATCGACCATGTGATAATCTGACCCATACCTTTCATTTTACCTTGGCGAGCAAAATTCAATAACATAATGAATGAACTGAATAGTTGCATACCCTCGGTAAAGGCTGAGAACACGGCAATATGTGTTGCGGTATTCTCTCTAGTGGTATTCTTACTGGAGATATCCATAACATAGTCATGTTTCTCTCTCATTGCTTCATACTCTAGGAACTCATTGTAAGTGGTTTCAGGTAGACCTAATGTTTCGATAAGATGTGAGTAGGCGGCAATATGTAATGATTCTCGGGCAGCGAATCCTGTGAGCATCATGCGAATCTCTGGTTGTGGAAAGTATGGCAGATAGTTCTTAACATAACCACCAGCCACATCAATATCACCTTGTGTAAAGAAACGGAAGATTTGTGTTAGGAATGTTTTTTCTTCTTTAGTTAATTTTTTCTTCCAATCTTTTACATCCTCTGACATAGGAACTTCGGTGTGCAACCAATGAGATTGCTCATGTTTCAACCAAGCTTCATATGCCCAAGGATAATTAAAAGGTTTGAAATAGTTGCGCTCTTCCGAAAGATTTGATTCTATTTTTTTTATCATTATTGTTTTCCTTTAAAAATTAGCCTTCGCAAGCCAAACATTCGTTGCCTTGAGCAATAGCGCTCATATCTAATTCTTTAATCACTTCTCTTTCAATTTTTTTGGCAACTTTGTCTGCTTTACCAATTTTCTCAGAACGACAATAGTATAGAGTTTTCAATCCTTTTTTCCATGCAAGAAAATGACAAGCATGGAGATACTTCAAATTAACATCTGGTCTAAAGAACAAATTAAGTGACTGTGCTTGGTCAATATATTGTTGTCTATCAGAAGCCAATTCAATCACCCAACGTTGGTCAATTTCCATGGATGTTTTAAATACATCTTTATCATGGTCAGACATCCATTCTAAATGTTGAACAGAACCATCATTAGCAATAATAGATGACCAAACATCATTATACCAATCTTCTGGTTTATCCTGTGATAGTTTAATAATCAATTCATTCAACCAACGATTCTTGTTTAGATATGCTCCTGATAAGGTGTCTTGTCTGTAAGCATTAGCACGATATGGCTCAATACTAGGACTGGTGTTGCCCATAATAATAGAGCTTGATGCATTTGGGGCAATAGCCATAATATGAGAGAACCGTAGACCGGTGCCAACACAATCAGGAGGAGAGCCACGTTCTGTACCCAATTCGAGATTTGCATTATTTAATCCTTCTCTAATATGTTTAAATATTTTATTGTTTGCAACTTTGGCCATTACTCCTTCAAAAGCAATGCCATTGCGCTGTAGATAAGCATGGAACCCAAGAGCACCGATGCCAATAGAACGCTCTCGCTCGGCACTAAACTTTGCACGAGCAATAGCATCAGGAGCATTAGCGATGAAGTAATTGAGGACGTTATCAAGCATTTCGGCAACGTCCTTAAGAAATAATGGTTCAGACTTCCATTCATCGTAGTTCTCCAAGTTTAAAGAAGATAAACAACATACAGCTGTTCGCTCTTCATTTGTGGGTAGAATAATTTCAGAGCAAAGATTTGATTGATGAATCCTTAAACCTTTGTCTTTGAGAAACTGTGGCATCTCACGATTGCTTGTATCGATATAGTGAATGTATGGTTCACCTGTCATCATACGAAGCTCTAGAATTTTCTGCCAAAGTTCTTTTGCAGATACAACCTCTCTTACTTCGCCTGAATGTGGATCTTTTAATTCCCAATCATCTTTTGCTTCAGGATCCAACATACACGTTTCGATGATGTGCATGAAGTCATCGGTGATATTAATACCGTGATGTAAATTTAAACAACGAACATTGGGATCGCCTGTCGGCTTTCGCATCTCTAAGAAAGAGATAATATCTGGATGAGAGATATTGAGATAAGCAGCATAGCTGCCCCTGCGAGTGCGACCTTGCCTGTATGCCAAAGAACTGGCGTCATAGATTTTGAGGTGAGGCATGACACCAGTAGATTTATCGTCTGCTGAACGAATACCAAAGCCAATACCAACACCACCCCCGAGCATAGAAAGCCAATTAGTTTCTGATAGATTATCAACTAGTCCCTCCGCAGTATCTTCAATATAGTTAAGGAAACATGATATAGGCATCCCACGCTTAGAACGACCAAAAGAAAGAATGGGAGTAGAATAAGACAACCAATGTTTGCTAGAGTAGTTGTATAATCTCTGTGCGTGTTCCGGATTGGAACTAAACGATTTTGATACGAATGCGAATCTATGTTGTGGTGATTCTTCATCTTCTTTCATGTAACTTTCTTTAAGTCTTTTAATTCCAAGTTCGTCAAATAATTTATCTTTTTCTAAATCTATACTGATGCCTAGGTATTCCATGTATTCGCCTTACCTTATTATTGTGTTATAAATTCTTTAATCATGGGAAAAATCGGTTCAATTGCATCAGCACAAGCCAAAGCGATTTCACGATGTTCTTTTTGTGTTTCCTTTCCGCTTCGTAGTTGTATATAGTGAACCCAAGACCGCATAGTTCCATTCATATACAACTTTGAAACGGTAATACCTTCAGGCAATACAGATCGGGCCTGTTCTTTTGCAATACCATGTTCAATAGCCCAACGATATGCTCTTTCTGCTGCTACTATAACATAATCTTGTTGTGTTTCCCAATTCAACTTCAAACCAATGTTATCTGTTTCAATACTATTCTGCCGATTTTTTTCGTCTTGTAATCTGGCTTCTTTAAATTCAAAGCCTAAATCTGCTACTGCATATCTTTGAGAAAACTCTTGGAATGAAAAGGAACGATGTCGTAGTATTTGTCTTGCTATATCTCTTGTAGTTTCAATTTCTAAACAAACATTCACCATTTCAAGTGGTGACCAGTGTTGATGCTTAATCAAATAACGGACTAACTTTTCAGCGGTGTCGTTATTATCTTGATTTGATGGGTTTGAAACTCTAGCGGCATATGCTACTTGCTCTAATAAGTTTTTACCATCTGTTCCTTGTGTGTATGATATTAATTTTACATTCATTATGTTTTTTTCCAACTCACGAATTCCATCTTTGCTCTAAGATTTACAAAGGTATTTTTACTTATAATATCTTGGATTTCATCTGGCGAAAAACCAGATAACACCATATCATTAATATCCTTTTCTTCAATCATTTCAGGCCATATAACAACATTAAAATGGTTATCTATGGCGTGTTCCATCTTAGAAACAATTTCTTTGTTACGTGGCTCATTGTCGAACACCAAAACCACCTTGGACTTGTCCAATACATCGGTAATCGATTCCAAATTAGAGTCTGCTGTTGCCACTGCATTCTCTAAAAACATTGAATCAATAGGCCCCTCAAGTACATATATTAATTCTTCTTCATTGATTTTGTCAAGCCCAAATACTTTTTTATTATCATCGTGTAGCTTTAAAGTTATGTATCTTAGCTTGGATTCTCCTAGCGCTCTCCCCTGTATTGCGACAAGGTTCTTTTCTTTGTCGTAGAACGGAATAACGAGGCGTTGGTCGTTTTTGTGAAGTCCCTCTTTTTCAATCCCGAGATTTTGTATGAAGGCTGCGAAATCTTCCGCAAAGTATAATTGCGAATAAAAGGTCTCTGGAATCCTTCTTTGATGAACATAGTTCTTAGCAAAATGTGCTTCTGGTAACGATTCGATTGATGGAAGTTCCAAGGCTTTCTTAAACTTTGGTGCCTCTTGTTTATACTCATCAAAATCCGGCTTGGGGTAGTTGTTGTTTCCGGTTTCTCCATTTTTATATCTTTCTAACTGATACTCTTTGAGAAGTGTATCGTCCACCTGTTTTAAAAAATTATAAAAAGTAGTTGATACACCACAATTATGACACATATAAAAGTAATCATTTTTTTTGCGATAAACATAACCACGAGATTTTAATTTATTCTTTTGTGAGTCGCCACAAAGCGGACACCTGAAATTATAAAGGTCATCCTTCTTCTTGGCAAACCTTTGTAATTTAGGCGATACTTGTAACAGGAAGCTCCTGTCAATAAAAACACTCATAATATAAAACCAATCAATTATTTAATAAACTTGCTTATTGTATCAGGATTAACGTGAGATATCAACCACGAGATAGCAATAATACCACCGGCAAGCATCCACTTCCATTTTAGTAAAGCATCAAGAGCATCTTTCTCTTGTTTGTTATGGTCATTCATATCTTTACGGAGAGATTTGAATTCTTCCATAATTTCTTTATTGGAGGTTTCCATTTTATCTAAAACGGTATCAATTCGTTGATGAATCTCTTTAATATCGGCTTCCGTTTCGAGCCTGCGATTATCCATATCCGTATATACCTTTGCAATGTGGCGGTCATGTTGATCCACCAGTTTTTCTATGACCTGATCCATTTTATTACAAAGAGCAGATAAAGTCAATACTTGTGTTTTTAAAACACCAATGTCGACCTTGATATCGGTATCGTCAAACTCTGCCATTTATTTTTTCTCTGGAACTGCGGTGCCTTCTAACTTCTTATGCACTTTAATTTCTTTGCAAACTTCTTTTTCTTTACCAGTTTTTTGGTCTTTTTGCATTACACAGGCTTTCTTTGTTTCTGCTGCATAAGCAACTTGATAACCAACAAAAGACCAGACCACGAGATTGAGTGCAATTAAAAACTTTTTCATTTTTGTTCTTCCTTTTTAGCAAATTTTTCTGAGGCGGTAAAGCCTAATCCTGCAATTACCAAATATATCATCGAATCAAATAGTGATGGAGTTACTTTATATCCATATATGTCAGCAACAAGTGCAAAGCCACATACTAGAAATGCCAAAAATGTTATAACTCTTTTGCTACTGACTGAACTATTTTGTCCATCGGATAGCATGCTGTTCAACCAATTCATTTTATAACTCCGGCTGAGGTGGTTGAACTGGTGCAGCTTTGCCACCAAATCCTGTTACAACTGCTGGTGCAAATGGAGATGGTGCAGGTGCCGATGCAAAAGTAGGTGTTGTTGCACCAAAACTTGGTGTAGATGGTGTTGTTGGTGCAGGCGATACTGTTGTTGTTCTATTGGCCAACTCCAATGCTCTCTTTTGTGCATCTTTATCACCACCAGCCAACATAATGCCAGACAATGTACCTGTTAAAAATGTGGCGATAGGTATAATCAATTCAAAGAACTTTTGATCAATTGGTGAAATAGCATTGAGTGGTTGTGTAACAAAAATTAGTGAGTATAACACCACAAACACAATACCAAACAATGTAAGTGATAAACAGATACCAATAAAAAACTTCAAGCGAGCCATTAACTGCTCTTCGGTATACATGAAACTATCAGGTTGTTTTTCTTCTTTATTAAAAATATTTAAATTCATTTGCAATTCGCTCCTGTTACTGGTACGGTCGGTGTATTTTGTGCAAGAGGTTTATTACCTCCTGGTCCCAATCGTGGGTCATTTTGACCTTTGAATATGTGTTCTGGACAAGTTCTTGTTACGTCACAATATGGTAGTTTGCATATATCTTTATCCCAATTCGATGGGTCTTGGCAAGGATAACGAAAACGGTCGCCACTAAAATAAGCCAATGTCAATGGTAATAATAATATGAACAATATCCATTTCATTAACTTTTTATCATTCATTAATGAACTCCTAATACATGAAGTGCGTGTTCATAATGTTTAATTCTATCTTCAAGTCCAATGGTACCACCATTGATACGCTTTGTTAATGTGAGTATGTCGCCTTTGTCCGCCCATTGGTTTAGATTGTTTGTTTCCCAAAACCAGCAAGCAGATTGAGCTGCACCTTCAAATGTTTGTAGATATTCAGATGCTTGTTCAACAGGTATTTCAATTGAGGCAGCAAACCAAGAATAGTTTTCTTTACCTGTCAATTGAATTAAACCACGACCACAATAACGAAAACCATCACCAGATGCCTCATCGCCATTACCCATGCGATTAGCATAGATACGATTTGCAATTGCTTCTTGTTTATTTGGTTTGTTTGCATACTCATTCGCCAGTTCATCTGTTGGAAAATACTTAGCAAATAGTTTGCGTAGTGTTGCAGCTTTGTAATTTAGATTCTCTTTGAGAAATACAAAATTACCAGATTCGTGAGCGCATTGTGCTATAAAGGCTGCAATACGTTGTGGTGTATCAATGCCATAGTCAGGCAACAATTGTGCCAATGCACCGTGCCATTGGCCAATGTATGGATTCTTTGGCAGTAATTGCTTGAGTTGTTCTAGTGTTAAATCCATTATTTTTTAAACATCCCTAAAACTTTAGCTTTGATTGCTTTAGCCCAAAAAGGTTCTGGAAAATGCCAGCCTACAAATGCTCCTACTGCGATCCAAAATAGTGTATCTAACATATTTTTCTCCTATGCCATTAAAGAAGCCGCACTAATAGCAGCGTTGATGATTACATTTAATTGCTCTTTCAATGCCAATCCTTCAGCATCGTCAGCAATACCTTCCATAATATTAATACCTTTTAACAATTCTACATATTCTTCTTTACTGATTTGGCCTTGTTCTAGAGCCTTATTATACTCAATGATGTAGCTATTTAATAATTCTGGTGTCATCTTGGTTTGCTCCCTAAAACATGTTGAATGGTATCTGCTGAATTAATTACTTGCTGTAACTTTGTTTTACAGAAAATTGGTGAAATCTTTTCTGCTTTGTTAAAATAATCTCTTGTGTCTTTTGTTAATGTCAATAACTTGGTTGACATATTATTTGCATCTTTGTTTCTTGGTATGTGCATCGTAAAGTTTTTGAACTCTAACGATTTAATATACAATTCATTTACCTGTGTAACAACTAACAGATGGTTGCCACAGTTTTCTTCCGCTATCTGTGCCTTTGTTTTAATTTCATTCACTAAAGCGTATTCGGTCGTATCATATTTGGCCATAAAATAGGCATCAAACAAGGCACAACCAGACAAACTAAACGCAAATAGAACTATAAGTATTCTTTTCATAATTTCTTTTTATTTTCTTTCTCACGAAATTTATTATATTCTTTTAGTGCTTCTGCTGGCATGGGTTCAAAACTAACACCTACCGCCAATATACAATACTTTTGTTCTTCTACTTTTTCCGCAACCGTAAACGATCCTGTTTTTTGATTTACAAAAATTACAAGTGGGTTAAAAATTGGAACACCTAGCACAGGAGAATTCAATGCACGAATAAACGGAACTTCATCAAACTCACCTAAAAGCTTGTATATGTTTTCTTTGTTCACACAAGAGACCGTGCGAGATTCATTTATTACCTCTTGAGCAAATACAAGATTAGGTATCATGCACAAAAGGATTAGAAGTTTTTTCATTAGTTACACCATGATTGCTTTGCATCGCCAAAATACTCACGAGCAAAACCATTTTTAATTAAACCTGTGCGTAGTGATTGACCATCTAAAATGATATCACCCAAGACACGGCCACCAAATTTATCCCAGCCATACAACACAACTTGACGCTTGGTAGATTTGGTAATGGCGGCTTTTGTAAATTGAGAAGCGGCTTCACCTCGTTGTTTTTCTGATTCACATTGACCACGAAGTCCTTTTTCGGGAGTATCCACGCCGAATATTCGCACGGCAAGTTCTGGCTTAAGTGGTGCCGGTAAAAAGGGAGCCGCTATGACCACAGTATCGCCATCACTTACACGGACAATCTGAGCATCATAGGTTACACCTTGCGGAGTTTTTTGTGCCATTGCCATCATAGGCACGGCAAGTAATACTAGTAATAGTTTTTTCATTTTACACTTTCAAATATTTGTTTCTGTTGTTTATACCATAATTGCCATGCATTATATCTATCTTGTAGTTCATAATACAATCCATAATTCTCATTAGCATTTTGTAACAAATCGGCTAATGTTTTTTTATTCTCATTTAGAGGCTTTAGAACCGGAGCGGGCTCCATTAGCACTTGAGGAGCTTCTGGAAACTTTTGGCTCAACGGCACGGTTGTAGAGCACCCAAGCATCATCAGACAACTTACACTCAGCGTTAATAGCTTCCCTTTTTGCTTCAATATCTTTAGCATTCTTATTCACCTTCTCTTTAATCAACTCTTTATTCTTGCTAACTTCAGCTGCCAACTTCTCATTGGCTTTGGCAGATTTAACTTCTGCTTCTTTAATCTTTGCTTGCATTTCGGCTATTCTGGCACGATATGACATTTCTGTGGCATATCCTCCTTCAAAGAATACACCAATCACCAATAACACTATACCTAATTGTCTGCCAACCAAAGCGTATGGTTGAATTACAGGTATAAATCTAACAATTGATCCTATAAATGTTAATATAAGTCCAAGAATGACCAGACCATGTATTGCCCAATGTAAAATCCAATCAGGTATGAATGACAAAAACCACATTTTTAAGCCTTAGGCTGTTTTCTCCGAATCGACATTAAGATTGGAGTTTTTTTCTTTTTTAAATTGACACCAGGTTCACCATCTTTACCCACACCGATGCCTGCGATTGCACCACCACCCACAACATTAGCAATTCCATCTTCATTGACAGATTCCTCAGGTACACAATTTGGTACCATGCGATTACCTTTTTTCTTTAATCCAACAGCTTTATATCCTGTCCAACAAGCTTCAGTTCTCACATTGATTGGTGCGCCACGGCGTTCTGGATTAGGATCTTCTCTACGTTTTCTTTGAGCTGCAGAAGCACGAGCTTCTTTACCAATTGCATGAGCTTTGGCTTGAGGTAAACACTTTGGTTTGCCTTCACCTGGTTCTCTTGCACAATCACCTTTAATATTACCCTTGGTGTCCATTCGAACCCATTTTTGTTTAAACCATTTACGTAAATCTTCACCCAGGTGTTGTTTAAAGCTTTTCATTAACAGTTCCACTTTCTTAAAGCTTTGTTGATACGGCTATCCGGATCATTTGCTGTTTTAGCTGATGTTAATCGTTTTTTCATTCCACCCATTCTTGCACAAAATGATTTTCTGCGATTAGCTGCTTTGGAACCTGGTTTTAGTTTAGATGGCTTTGTTGTGACAGCCATTGATAATTTAGAACCTGGATTTTCTCTACGATATGAAGCAATACCTTTACGATTTAGACCGCCTTCTGGATCTTTACCTGCAGAACGTTGCCATGCTGGAGATTTTTCTTCTAAGTATTGTTTAAAAGTTTTCATATTTTTAGTAGTATCTCTGCGATATTGTTATCTAAAGGAATATCTCCGGTTCGTATATTCTTTCCGTTAATGCCATAAATCATATCCGGTAAAATATTCAAATACATCAAAAATGTTTTTAATACATCATAATCTCTTTGATCTATTTTATAAAACAATATTCTCGCTGTTGCTTCTGGTTCAAAAACATTATTCAATAAAATAATGTGATTTAATATCAGCCTTTCTTTTACAGATTTTGTAATTTTATATCTACGAAATAATCGTTTTAAATATTTTATTCTTTTAATATCACTTTCAAACTCCGACATCATACACATTGGAGAATTATAGTGTTTTACGGCATATATTAAAAAGTTTTCATCAGTCAAATTGTCAAACATATTATTATTTTTATTTCTCTCAAATTCAAATAATGATTATTTAAAAATAATATTATGGGTTAGCTGTATTAGCGATTGTTGTTGTATCACCGTCACCAGTCATGTTGGTTAAAGTAACCAATGTTTCATATTGAACACGACCAGCACGACCACCTTGGCCAGTAGTTTTTAATACCCAACCAGCATGTGCAACACCAGCTTGTTGGTTATTTGCTGTTTCAGCATTATCAATACCAAACAATCCAATAGTTTCACGAGAGGTGTAAACGTTTGCTGTTGTGTTTGCATACAACAAAGCTACGTTGGCTGCTGTTGGGGCTGAATAATTAGCTTTTACGTTTGTTGCGTTAACAATTGTTGAATTAACAGCCCAATATGGTGCATTGTTTGCGTTATCAATTTTTCCGTGCGATGACATCTTTTTCTCCTTTAAATGTCCGTTGTTAGTTATTTATCTCTTATGTTTTTTTGTTTTGATCCAAAGGAGGACCAGGTTTTCTCATTAATGGATCAATTTCCAGGGTATCTCTGTCCTGACCAGTTAAAGTTTTACCTCCAGTTAAAACTGCTGCGGCTTGTGGTTCTTTATCACTTATAGTCAACTTTTTATCAGCTCTTACCATCGATGGTTTTTTACCATAGGGAGTTTCAAGTTTATCTGTTTTTTCTTTATCATACATGATACCACCACCAGATTGACCATCAACACCTTCTTTCATGCCTTTCTTTTTATATAACGACTTAATCATACGAGCTGATTTAGACATTTCTTTTCTTTTATTGTATTTCTCATCAGCCGGTAAATCAACAATTTCCATACCTGTTGTTTGTGTAGCAGCATATGAATCTTGATAAGTATCTTCTTTATTAAGTAGTCTGGATATAAATGAAGCCTTTTTAGATGGGTTCTTGGCCAGAGTTTTTGGTTTAGGATTATAACTTGGAGTGCCCAAATTTACCTTAACATTCCTTTTATTTTTGATTGAATCTAAAGCAGCTTGAGATACATGACCTTGAACTCCTGTGGAAAAAACTTCCGACACATCTTCAGTTTCTTCTGATGTTGGTTTGTAGCCAGCTAAACGGTCTAAAGCTCTATTCCAACTTTTGCTATGGGATTTAATTTTTTTGTTGTGGTCTTTTCTGGTCATACCTGGTTTTTTCTCAGGTACAACCGGTTGTTGTTTTAACCAAGAAAATACTGTAGATTTTTTGAGTTCATCAATCTGTTCAACTTCTTCATCAATACCACTTCCATGAAATTTATGAGCAATATGCATGGCCAATTTTTCATGTTTTTCTTTTGGTACATTGGTACTTCTTAAATATGATAAAGCTGATTGGTGGACTTTATTATCATCTCCAGCATCACTATTATAAGGAGCATGTTCAGAGTTTGTCCAATTATTGAAATGGTGTTCAACTTCTGAACTGGAAACTTCATCAATCTGTTCAGCTTCTTCTTTGTTTAGATGTTTCTCTAAACGGTCAATTGCAGCAGTCATACCAGAACCATCTTTAGATTGTTTCTTCTGAATCTCATCGTGTTTCTTTTCTCTTTCAGCTGCAGCTGCACGAAACTTCTCTAGTGCTGTCGGTTTCTTTTCTTCAGAAAATGACCGTTTAGCCATAATCTTGGCTAATTTACTCATTGCTTTCTTACGGGGTTCAGCTCGTTTTGGATCTTTACTGGTTGTTTTCAGAACATAAGATGCCAATGTTTCTGGAGCCAACTCATCAAGTTGTTCAGATTCTTCTTTTAAACCTAAACGGCGAGCCTCTCCTTCCATAAAAGAGTGCAGACTTTCGAATTCGCTAAATGATTTAGCAATTTTAACTTGATACCATTCCTCTACTTCTCCACCTTTATCAATGTAATCTAAAATTTCTTCACAGGCATATTTAATAAAATGTAGTTGTGCCTGAACCATTTCTTTTTTTTCAGAAGTGTCATTCTCTTTAATTTTTTCTTCATAAAATCGCCTGTCATTCTGATGGTCTGTTTTCCATTTTGCAAACTCAGCTGATTTTGCATGAGAAATTTTTGTATCTTTTGTTACAAATCTAGGATTGATTCCTCTAGAATTTAAATATACACTTAGAAGCTTTTCTTCACTGGCTTCACTAATTGTTTTATTTTCTATCATTTTTAACTTTCAGATGTGCCTAATTTACCTAACATTTCTGTTCTAACTTTTTTTAATGCTGCTTTGGCCAAATCTCTTGCTCTGGACATTGGTGTATGAACTGCACCAGATTTGTCTTTAACATTACTCGGAATTCTTGTATATGGTTGTTCAAATGGAGGTGCATCATCCGTTTCTGGACGTTTTCCTTCTTTAAGCTTGAGTGATGAAGCAGTTTCATGTGATTTTCTTGCTGGTGTGTCATCTGGTTGTATTGCTATAGGTGTAGAATCTTTTGGTTGATGTTCGCCTTCTTTATCCAAAGGCCTAACTCTTATTTTATAGGATTTAAAATCATTTGATTTACCACCAGGCATGCGACCAATTAATGTATCGGTTGTTATGGCAGAAGAATCTTCAGTTCCTTCTTTCATTGCTTGTTTTGTTGCTGTGGCATACATTACTGATTTAGCATCTTTACCATAGCGTGATTTGAACCCAGCCAAACCTTTTTTCATTGACTTAACAATTTTTTCACGTTTGGCCATTTCATCATCAGTCATTTGCTTTTCGTCCAACTCAACTTCTTCGCTAGCATAAGCCTTAACGCTGTCGTGCGGATCGCCTCTCATCAGTTTGCGACCAATTGCTGTATCTACATTGGAACCTAATCCTAATTTTCTGATTTTATTATCACGCCTAAATTTAGAACCCAATTTAGCTGCATAAACTTTTGCCTTAATTTTATTATCTCTTGCTTGTTCGGAAGCTTCATCCAATTCTTCAGCTTCTTCTTTCTTCATTGATTTTTTGAAACTTTTATTCAACATAGGAAGTAAAGCGCTAGTGGTTTGTTTGACGGTAGGACTTTTTCCTGGTGCATTTAAATCTGTTGGATCTTTTTTAGCGGAAGATTTAAATGCCTTCGTCAAAGATTTACCTTCTTTACTATCAGGATGTGGATATGTGTCCATTTCATTCACCTGTTCAGATTCTTCTTTAACAGATTTCCAACCACCACCCATTGCTTTGTATTTTTTAGAAGCCCAACCATTGGCATATGCAGAAGGATAAACAGCAAACTTAGATTTGGCAGCCGCTTTGGCACGAGCCCATTTTTCTGGACTTGTTGGCACATTCTTCTCATCAATCTGTTCAACTTCTTCATTGCGTGCTTTTGCTAGATTTTTTGGATCAGAAATAGAATCTTTTGAACCAGACTTTACTTCAGCTGGTGTTAATGGTGCATCACCACGAGCTTTGCGAACATAAGCAGGAATATCAGAACGCTTCATGCCTTCGATTAATTTCTTTGCAAAGTACATATCTTCTTTGACTTTCTTTTTGCTACGGAGAATAGCAAAATCATGAGCGTCAACTTTATTATTTTTATTGGCATCAATCTTATGTTGGTCACCCTTTAATTCTTCAGCAACTTTCTTTTTGGTGGCTAATGCGGACTTCATCGGCTCTTTTTTGTCGCCATCTTTATCAAAGTCTAAGTAATCTGGCTTGGCAGCTTCGTCATACTTACCTTTTGTTTTTTCATGTTCTTCTTTATCTTTCTGTAACAATTCTTTTGTTTTAGGACCTTTAAGGTCATCAACTGAAGATTTGCTTTGGTCTTGTTTGGCCTTTGCAGAATTGCCATAACTACGGCCATATACTCTCATGCCTGTAGAAGTGGGTTCTTTGATGGGACTGGCTTCACCAATAATGTTTTTAACAGCATCTACCAAAGATTGGCTTACATTATTTTTTGTAAACATTTTTTTCTCCGTTGTTTTTCTTCTTTTTAATTGTTATTGTTTGAGTTTGGTTATCCGATGGAGTAACCATAGGCTCTTTATTTGAAGCACCACCAAGTGTGCCACCAACACCCATGTCGTTGGCACCAGGATCATCTATTGCTTCTAATACTTTTCTAAATTTATTAAATTGCTTTTGTTCTCTATATGTTACATCGCCAAGACCGGACATGGGATATACTGTTCCCTGCTGGCGTGTATCGTATTCTGGACCTATTCCGGTCACATTTCTAATTCTTTGGCTTACCGACTGTATGTCGGTAAACCGTTTTTTGCTTACTTTTTCTTTGTCCTTGGAGAAATTGGTTTCTTTGGGGACTGGCGAGATTTTGAGGACTGGCTTTTGGGCTTCTGTGTAGGTGCGGAAGTTGTAGCTGCCGCCTCGTTTGTTTGCGTTCCACTTGATGTCGTCTGCGTTGGGGTCGCTGGCTCGATTGTCGGCTGGGATACTGTCGAGTCCGTTTGTTCGGAGCTCTGGTGTGGTTTTAATTTTATAAAATCGATTAGTGCTTTTAACATTTTTTTCTTCCTTAAATAATGAAATATTTCTATTTTTCCAATCACTAGCGATATCACTTATATTGCCAGTATCCAAGAATTGTTTAGTAAATTGATATACTTCCGTAATGTCCTCTTCCTTGGTATCTATATCACCGGTATTATCGAAACCGATAAAATCCACAAATGATTCTCTGAAATATTTAGTATTTTCTTGACATTTCATCCATTTATCATACCGTACAGACTCCACCATCATTCTAGACAATGCTGAGTTTCTCTCCTTACTAACTTCATTTGTGGTATTGACAAAAATCATCATTGTGTCATACCCCAATTCTTCCAATTCTTCTTTTATATATGACAATTTTTCAAAATCATCAGCTGGTCCGTTAATAATTAATGGACCCCTTCTACGAATAGATTCTCTACGGAAATCACTTGTTTTTTCTGATAGTTTTTGTTTATCACTCAAGTAATCTCTGGCTTGAACAAAATTCAATTCTACAATTTTGGACTCTGCAATGGCTTCACGGATTACAATATCTTTACCAGAACCTGGACCACCAGTCACAAAAATGGCTTTAAATTGGCCATGATTATGTGCTTCATGTAGGCCCATACCTTTGCGTGTATCGTGCATGAGGTCTTTTGCATGTTTATCTGACACATGATCAGGAACACCTTTTCTAAATTCTCCAAAGTTTTTATTTTTGGCGTGCTCTCTCATTTTGGTGCCTGACATTCCGGTGGAACCTTCAGCGTCCGGATCACGGTGGCCAGCAGAATGAACAGTAATTTTTTTAAAATCGTAATGGCCGTGTTTACCTTTTACACCATTATATTTGTGTAGTGAATCTTTGAACTCTTTAACACGGTCAGAACCAACAACCACATGAAGGTGGGTTATACCTTGTTTGTGTAATTCGGCAGCATGATGAAAGATAGATGGATGTTCTTTTGAGGACGATTTTAAATTAGTACCTGGTGCATATCTTTTTAAATGTTTAACTTTAGATTCACCAGACAATGGATTTTTTTTAGAATCTTGTGAATGAGATACCACAACAGTATGACCTGCATTGTTTTTATCTGCAACTTCTTTGACCTTATGAATAAGTTTAAGGTGTCCTGTTGTAGGAGGATTCATCCGACCAAAAGTCATCACATGATGTTTCTGTGACGATTCATCTTCTTGAACTAATTCTAAAAATGATTTCATTTTGTCTTTTTAATGTGAAGCGGCCGGAGTAACGGTATAATTTGATGTATCGGATTTTAAAGCATTGCTATTTGTTTTTGGTCTATAGTGAGCTAGTGCTGTATGTGAACCATTTTTTTCAACTTTATGTAGTGTTACTGTAGCACCGTTTCTAGATACAGCATATTTTGATTTTTTATTATTAAAAACTTTATTTAATGGATGTTCACTTCCGGGTGTAACAGTAGATTTAATTTTATGTTCTTCGTGACCCATCACATGAACTTTAGACCAAGGCATTTTGGTATTTGGTGTTAAATGTTTTTTTAACATTTGGCCAACCATTCTATGTCCTTCATCTCCAGTATGGTGTAATAAATGATGTATATGATTATGTAATTCTTCAGCAGTATCTTTATGTACTGGTTGAGCTAATTTGCTTGCCTTTTGTTCAACGGAAGAATGCTTTGTGACATTTTCTTTTTTTCTAACGGCATCAATATGTCTACCCCTCTCAGCTGCAGATTTATCACCGTGACCCATTTCACTATGAACTTTTTTTAATCCTTCTCTTGCAATTTTTTCAGTTTCTAATTTTCTTGTTGGGTGGTCTAACATATGATCCAAATGTATTGCTGGATTTTTAGTTGTTATATTTTTAGATTTTTTGGACGATTTTAATGAAAATCCATCATAATTATGTTCATGTCCGGCACCAAATTCTTCCTTTAAATGGCCAGGAACATATGTTTTTACTGTGATGTCGGATGGATTTTCTTGAGTATCGTTATGTTTTCCTTGTGTGAATTTTCCAATATCTCCTTCTTTAGATGTGTGTCCAACTGCAGCAATTTTAACGTGAGGACCATGTTTTTGTTTTAATGTTTCTATAATTGAACCGGCTGCTGCTTTACCGTGGGCTTGTCTTAACCTAAATTCTTTTTCGTGTGTTTTATTTGTTACATATTTCTTTTTAATGTCAGCTAGAGCTTTTACATGTGAAGTTAAATCTTTTTTATGTTCTGGAGTTCCATAAGTTCCATGTTGTGTATGCATATGATGAATTAAATGTATTGCTGTGGAATGTTCTGTTGTTTTTCCTGAAGGATCATTTCCAAGACCTTCTTCTTTTTTTTCTTCTCTTAGATGTCCTTCGTGATTTTCGTGACCTGCTTTTTCTAATTCATCTTTGGTGGGAGTATCAGCATTATGTTCCCAATGAACTAATTTTGTTATATTATTTAAATTTTTGTTATAAAAAACAGCATGAGAACCGTTAGTATTATTAAAAACATGAACATCAACTTTATGTCCATCTTTTGTTGTATATGTATGGTGTGGTTTTAAATTTGAAAAATCGTGGTCATCACCAAAATTTTCTTTAATTAGTCCGGCACGGTCAAGATATATTCTTAATTGTAAACTTGTCATTTTCTTACCTTTAACAAATTTTGTTTAGCAAATTCTGCACGGTTAACCAATTTGGTTGGTTCATTTTCGTGGTGAACCACAAAGCCTTCAGGTTTAGATTTTTTGCCATCAATATGGTGTTCATAATGACCTTCATGTGTTTCTAAGGATTTCACCAAAGCATTTTTGGCTTGATGTAAATGGTGATGCATCGACAATAAATTTCCATAATGAGCTTTGTGTTTTTCAACATGAGAAATTTGAGATTGACCTTCTTTTGTTTTTTCAGATTTTGATTTTTCAGATTTTACTTTTGCGGCCTGCTTTTCATGAACGTTGTGTATATGTTCTTTAAAACCTTTAACACTCGGAACTTCATCATGTTTTACTGTTTTGTTTATGTATGTTGATAGGTGGCCAGCTTCTCCACTATGTTTTGGATGAACGGCATCATACATCTTGTGACCATGTGTGTCGTGTATTTCTTTGGCTGCAGCCATATGTTTTTGAAAATGTTTTTCATTTTCGGCTGAATGTTTTACTTTGCTTGTATCATGTTCTGCGCCATGAATATGTACATCTGGATGTTCTTTGAATTTGCCCATATCAATATGTGGAGAAGCGTGTTTCATATCATCACTATATTGATGGTGAACAACAACACCAACTTTGGACTTTTTAATCTTTTCTGCTTCTTTACCTTTGGCAGTATATGTGATTGTATTGGGAGTAAACGAAACATCACCTTTTGCTTCTACAATGTAACTTTCGTGTAAGGTCTTTGTGTCGGCATGATGCATTAAATCACCTTGATATACGCCATGTTTTGGTGTAACTTTTGGTAAATGTTTTAATGCGTGTTTGAGTGTTTTTGCTAATCCTGGTGCATGACCATGATTTTTATCGATATCTTTTTCTGTGTGATTAATCTTTGGATTTTTATTGAAGGCCGATTTTGTTGCAACAAAAAACTTACCATTCTTAGGATGGTGACCAAAAACAATTGATGGAGAACCGTCATATTTCATCGTGAGATTGGTGTTTTTATTTTTGCTGATTATATGTTGATGAGCAGCCATCAAAGCGCCATGTGCATGTTCAAAACCAGCATGGCCGTGCATTAATGGTCTATCTTCAGCATGATGAATATGTTTGAGTTCGGAACTTTGTTCCGATTCTTCAGTTAAGAATGACTTAAATGATAACATTGAATTTCCTTTGGATTTGCAACACACTATGGTTGCCGATTTGCTTATTTATACAACATTTAAATCTTGATGGCTAAACTATAAGGATATTCGATTCGATATATACGCCGCCGGATTGTTGGATTTAAAACAATTTTTGTGTCCAAGTTTTGGGAGTTTTCTCGGAAATAATTTCCAGTGGTAGGTGATACTCAAAAGGTCTTGTTCCTCTTGAGTTTATATAATCAATCTGTTTTTGTAGAGATTGTTCCAATGAAATTTTTGTTTTATAACCAAAGAAATATCTGATTTTATCGGCTGAACAGTTGGCGTGTTTTACCTCTTGTGGTCGACCTGGCATGAATACTGGATTTAGTTCGAAATTCAACAGCTTGGCAACAACTTGAGCCAGTTCCAAAATGGTTACCGGATTCTCATCAGGTCCAATATTGAATATTTCTCCAACCGCTTTAGGATTCTCAGCAAATTCCACAAGGCAGTCAACGTCATCTGATATATCAGAGAAACATCTGGTTTGTGAACCATCAGCATAGATAATAGGTTGGCGGCCTTGCAACATCAAATTAATCATAATACTTGCCACATTTCTAAAGGGATCATCATACTTCTGACGAGGGCCAATGATATTGTGTGGAATAGCAATAACTAGTTCAATACCGTGTATCTCGGCAAGATTTTGTAGTAGTAATTCTGTACCATACTTTGCAATACCATATGGGTCTTGTGGTTTACAAGTCATATCTTCGGTGAAAGGAACTCTATCTTGTGTTCCATATCTGGCCATTGAAGAACAATGAACAAATTTAGGAACTCCGGATTGAATAGCCGCAGTTATAGCATTCACAGCAATTTGCGTTGTGTTCTGAACAATTAATGATGGAGAAAAAACCGAGAGGCCTTCATATGCTGTGCACGCTGTATGATATACAACATCACATCCGGCCATCATATTTTTTAATTTAGTAAAATCTATCAAATCTTCTTGGTAGAATTCTACTTCATCCGGAACATTATCTCGATATCCACCCAATAGATTATCAATACCCGCAACTTGATATCCTTTAGATAAAAATGCATCAGCCAAATGTGATCCTAAAAAACCGGCCACGCCAGTAATAAAAACTTTTTTTATTGCCATTTTGTTCCCTCAAAATCTAACCAATATGTTGTCATTTTGCCTTTTCCTTCTAGTAGATAAAATGGTAAAGTGTGAATTAATCCTCGACTGGATCCATAGTATAACAGGTCTTTAGGTCCTTTGTCAAGAGCCCAAGCGAAATGGCTTGAACCTGTATCGCCACCCACAAATATTTCAGCTGTTGTGATGTGGTAATAGTTTTGTACAAAATTAGTAGAATATCGCCAACCATCAAACGGACATCCTTCTGTAGGCTCACCTTTTTTACAAATTATTTTTTCGTAATCTTTATATTCTTCCGTAGAAAATTTTTCAATAATTTGTTTATATACATTTTCTGGCCAATTGCGCCATTGATTGTAAGGAGCATCAAATAATGGAAATACTGCAATCTTCTTTTCCATTGGTGCATTGTTTGGTATTTTTATCAAGTCACCAGATATATCTCTGAAATCCCAAACATTGACTTTTCTCCAAGGTAATGATTGTTCACCCGGTTCTGTTGAAAAATAGTTAGTCATCTTCAACATTATCTCATAAAATGTTTGACAATGTGTGTCAGAGCTAACATTACCTGGCTTCAAGTGGAATTGAATTAGTGGATTGTTGTTAACTTTTCGTATGTGCTCTAATACATTAGCAACGCCAATCATGTCACCATTACGAACTGTACCAAAGGTGCCTGCTTCAATATTAATAATCATAATAGTGTTTGCAATTCATTTGCATGAACAAGTTTAGCTTTTCGATTCAAATAGAAATGTTTTTCAAATATTTGATTGATGTTCTTGCCATTATCCCACGATACATCATCACCAACTCTAAATTCTGGTTTCCAATCTTCTGCTTTCCAAACACAATATAAAGGAACATTACATAGGTCAGCGAGCATACCAACACCAGTAAAGTTTGTGATAAATGGCTTCTTTAAATTTTTAATAATGTAAGCATTCTCCAACATTGGCCGATTAAAATTAAGAAACTCACAATCTTTTAAATGTGATAGTATATGAGTTTCTCTGCGGTCATCAATATTACCCACCGCCCAGCGGTCACCAACATAATATGCATCTTTCACAGTAATATTATATTCTGGTGTTTTTACTGTGAAATCATCATCAACTTTAAATAACATTCTGTATTTGTCATTCAACCAATTTTCATAACGACAAGTTTCTATTGGTCTATTCGGATCTTTTTTATCCTCTCTAATTGGCCATGAACTTAAATTAATGACATCACCATACATAAACAATTCGTCATCAAAAGAAACATCAGTAAATAAATCTTGATAAAGTAAAAATTCTTTAATGCCATTAAATTTACGCATTTCACTTTTAATCACAAGATCAAATTTAGCAACATCTTTACTTATACCAGCCAAAACAGGCATGGCATTTAAAAAATCACCTAGATTAGAGGTACCACTAACAAATATTTTCATTCAGCAAATTCCTTAAAGGCAACAAACCAGTCCGATTTAGAAACTGGATGTAATTCAAACAATTCTGGTTTTTGTAGATAAGACATTAATAGTAATGTTTGGTCGTCATCAACTAAATCATTTTTAAGTAACTCATTTATGCTATGATACACCATTTTTTCTAGTGTTGGCCACATTTCTTTTCCTGCAACAATACACGGGCCTGTTACATGAACATCATTGTTAAAAATAACATCACTAATATATGTGTTGGGTGTCCACTCTTTAATATTGAAGAAATGTATTTTATTTTTATCAAAAGGATATTTCCATTTCTTAACACCATTGAGTGTTGATTCTTCTCGGCAATAACCAAAATCCATCCATGCAACAAGGTCGGTGGTAATTAAATTATTCTCAATTGCTTTTGAAATGAAAGAGGATTTCAATGCATTGACAATAACATAGTCAGCATTCCAATACTCTGGATTGCGATTTTCTTTAAGATTAATTTTACTTTGATATTCAGGATTTTTTTGTACCTTTGAAACTTTTTCTCTTAGTTCTTGAAAGTTATTTTCGAAATCAACTGTGAGTATATCGGTAACTCGGTCTTGCCTTAAAAATTTAATATCATTGACGAATTCTTTTGATGTGTATACAACCATAGGATTTTCTAATTTAGCCATGTGACCAAATCTTTGTAGGTATGTTTGATTTGTTCGATGTAGATAGTGTGGTAAACCTTTATCTGGTGTCCAGTCACCACGGCCAATATCAAAGAAGGCAGTTACAATCGTTATGTCGTTCATATCCAATAATATTTTTTATAGTTATTAACAATTTCTATTTTTTCTGGTTGTTCATTTACAAATTTATCATAATCATAACCATCGTTTTGATGGTGATGAGTATCTGTCATATAAGGATTTACTGAATAATTCTTACCGCATAAAAAATAATATACAACCATATAACAATCCATATAACCCAAAGGATTATATTTTATTTGAAACCAATCATGATTTTCTTTAAACCACTCAACCACTCTGTCATAATTGTTTAAGAAAGTTGAAACTTTAAATATAGAACCTCCACCACAACCATACTGATCAGTTAAAGGTTTCGTGCCAGAAAAAGATTCAATACTATCTATAATGAAATCAGGAATCACATTTCCAATACGAATATCGTGGCCTACCATTTCCCAATCATCTTCTATTGTAATTTGTTTTTTAATCCAAACATCATCTTCCATCATCATTATATGTGATGTGCCACATTTTTGGCAAGCTAGTTTAAATCTTTCTAACCACAATAATAATTTTTCTAAGTTATAACTAGGATATCCCACTTTGGTTCTAAAAGGATAGTAATCACAATTATTGTCGATTGCAATATCAGATAAATCATCTGCATTATCTGATCCCAAAAAGTAATAGGCATCAGGATAATATTTTCTCACATTCTCTACCATTTTTTCGGTAGACAATTTTTTACCAGCTGAAGCAAGATGACAGAAAGAAATATCAGGCATATCTCACCACAAACATAATAGAATCACTCATATTGGAAATTTCACGAGCATCAATAATCTCATACACCATATTATCAGGAACCAATTTAATATATTCTTCAGTCCATTCCATTTGTGCAATATCTTCAATAACAAATACTCCGCCAGGATTTAATTTGGACAAATAGATTGACAATGATTGTAAATGACTTTCTCTTGTATGTGGACCGTCATCAATGATAATATCAAAGTTGAATAGTGTTTTAGCAAACTCTCTCCGATAACCATCAGCGTAAGTTATATTGATTCTAGGAAATTTTGCACAATTTTCTTTTGCGCCAAAATCCATAGGATCTACACCGTATATTTGAGCTTTGGTGAAATATTCATGAAAAACGGCAAGTCCGCCTCCACGATGAACTCCAATTTCCAATAATTTAATTTCTTTATCTTTATAGTTTAAAAATTCTTTATCATAAAAGGCTGTACAATAGCGGTGATTGAATTCTTTATCTGTGCCAAATTCATAGTGTGTATCATTACGCCAATTGTTTTCAACCATAATATCAACTAAAGATTTCATTATTTTCTTTCAATGAGTGTCATGCCGTTATTGTTTGTTCTTCGTTCAACTAATTGCCATTCTGGATGTGTAAATAGAAATTCATCGATTGCGGGCCAAACTCCTCTTTCTCCGCCTTGTCCTCTATCACCAAATAATGTGGTATCGTGAAAGAAAATATATTTTTTAACTTTATGTGCATGTAATGCCAATTCCTGAACAACTTGTTCATATGAATGATAACTATCGACCAAAAGAACATCAGTAGGATCAATATTAGCTTCTAATGTACTCTGTACATGAAGTGTCACATTTCTTCCGCCAGCGATGGCCGATTTAAAATAAGCACCTGTTTCTGGATACACATTAATGTCATAACTGTGCATTTCAATATCTTGTCGTAAAAAACCTCTAGTACTTTGTGCATATCCTACACCAAACTCGGTTGCATGTTTACAACGAGAAGCTATTTGTGAAATCCAAGGCAGGTGTTCATGTATATCTGTATTTCTCACACAAGCTTCTTGGTATTCTTTTTCAAAATTCATTATTCGGTTCTAAAAGTAATTAAATCTTCTTGTTGGTATTTTTGTTTAATGTATTCTTTCCACACAGGCACTCGGTCATATTGATGTACGATTGCAAATGGCTCACCCAAAGATGTTTTAACAACACCATCTTCAAATTTTGGTTCTGGTTCTAATAGATGTGGTCTGAATGATTCAATTTTAGACGGATCAACGGTAGTACCAGCCTGACAAGCCCATCCATCCAGTTGTACAGCAAAACGAGTTATATCTTTAAATGGTTGTGTTTGAATCAAAACATTATATACAGCCTGGTCACAAATAGGAATAGGCCTGTTGATTGCATTAAATAAAATATTGAAAACCATATCTTTTACATATTCAGAAACGCCACCAATGGTTCCAACATTGTATATTTCGTTATTTTTGAACTGCTCATGAACATATGGCCCATAAGCTTGCATAAGATTCTCGTTACCCCATGGTTCATCTTTATATCTCATACCTTCAGAACCAGCAACTAATTTTTTACCTTTAAGATTAAGTTCTAACCATGTAATTGGATTTGTTTGAAAGTAAACATCTTTGACATCTGTGGTAACCACATGATTGTAATTTTGCCAATTTTTTTTAAGAAAATCGTAGATTGAAAGAAATCGAGCCACATGAATTGGTGCTTTGATATCATGCATCTTAATGATGATGAAATTCCTTTTAACTAGTTCATCAATCGTTTCTTGTGAAGCATTACCAACAACCATGGCTTTGTCGCCAGTAAAACCACACTCATCAATTGATTCAACCCAAGGTTTTAATTGATTGTAGTTGTAATTAGTAAATGCACCTATGATTAGGCTTTTTTCCGCCATGGGTATTCTCCATTATATTTTTCATTCATTACTTTGTTACCATTCTCAAAGAATTCTGCATTGACAGAACCTTTACCACCATCTACTCTATAACACGTTGTATATTCTTTTGTACAATCAAATTTAGGAAAATGATGTGTTATTGCTTGTAGAAACACTCTATCTTGACCCCAACCACCGTGCCAAGCACTTGCAATTTTATTTGCTACTTCCGTTTTAATGAAATAACAATTAGTATCTATATGGTGCACTCCGTGATATGTTGGCCACTTACCTAATGATTCGCAATCATCAAAACAAACAAATTTACCTTCTTTATTATATATTTGTCGTAGGGAGTAACACCAATCCAAACTTCTTGTGTTGATTGTTTTAATACATTGTTCAATATGAGACCGATACAACCAATTATCTTGGTCGAGATATCCGACATATTCTGTATTGATTAGGTGTGTGAAGGCAGCATAGACACGGTGACCATAAAATCCATTGGCACCGACATTGATTGGTAAAGAACAAATGTGAACTCGTATATCATCAACAGTTGAACCTAATGATTCTATTGTTTTGTCCATGTGTTGGTCGCCATCAATAATAACATAACATTCTGTAGGATGACTTTGATTTAGGACAGATTCAACGGCAGTTTTTACCTCTGGTGATCCAGTGGTTGGTATAATCACGGTAGCGGACATAATTTAATCTCTTGTTAGTTTAAGTATCTTCTCTATTTGTTTTTCTATAATAGGTTTACGATTTGGCCAATATATGTATTCTTTTTCTCCGGTCGAATGTAACTTGGTGAGAAAAGGAACAATCAATTTTTCTACTTCTTTTAGTCGAGCTTTATAATCTTCTGCGGTCTCGGCTGTTTTATTGATAACAGAATTATATTCTTCTTCTGATACAGCAGAAAAACCAAAATCATCTTCTATATCAAATTCTTGTGCGAGTTTATCAAAATCAATTAATGGCATATTTTACTTTGCAATTATAAATGGTCCAGCATCTTCGGAACGAGATGATGTGTATTGGTATATAACACGCACAAATTTATCTGCGTTATCACCCCTATTAAACCAAGAGATTAACATAGGAATTAATTTGTTTGTTACCTCAGCACTAAGTTCCGTTCTCGTTTCTTCGTACATCAACCTTATTGGATCTTTTTCTTTTTGTCCAGCAATTTGTTTCGGTTTTTTTCCACCAGAATATTTCTTAGTAAAATCTTTTAACTCTTTCTTAAATTTATCATTCGATGTTTTAAATTGTGATAACCATTTAGAGGCAAAGCTATTATCAACGAGAGAAAGAGCATCAGCAAAAACATATTGTGATGATAAAGATCCGTGTCTAGCTTCAGAATTTTTATCCATATTGTTTGCTTTCCATCCACCACTCTCATCGGTAACATGCAACATTTGAATATATTTTGTTTTATCTTGTGACATATACAGTTTCAAATCTCTGGCGTTTTTTCCACCAGGTTTTCTTGGTTGCCAATCACTTAATCCATATGACTTCACTCTTTCTATTTCTTTTAATTCGTTTGGTCGGCTAAAATTAACCTTATAAATTTTTACTTCTTGAGTTTGTTTTTTTAAAGATAGTGGTAGTAAATTTCCAGTTGAAATCATTGAGGCTATAAATGTATTCAATGTTGAGAATGTTAAACCTTGCTTTTTCATTACCAAATTTTGTATATCTTTTTTTGCTTTGGGTGAAGCAAAGTATATGTCGGCAGGAGACCATTTATTAATATCACCAAATAATAATTTTCTAGCCTGGCCACTCTCAACTAACATTTGATTAATTTTCTTTTGATCATCATTGGCTTCTTTGAATAATTCTTGAATATTATCCATAACCTCTTTGTCACCACGCACATAAAAAACAGATGACCATGAAGGTCTTTTTATTGTATTAAATTTATTTGATATGTCCTCTAAATCTTTTATGAGTTTCTTTGCAATCTTTAAAGAAGAAATATACCAACTATCATCTTTCATTAAAAAATCTTCAATTTCTTTTAAATTAGTTGTTCCAGAATCAACGTGTGTTTTAAACGCAACGCCAATTTTTGCTGTTGGATAATTTTCATCCCAAAATCTTTTAAATACTTTATATGTTGGATAAAGCTTTTCATCAAATATCTTTTCAACTTTGGCGGCTCCCACGAAATCGGCCATGGCACAAAACAATGCTTGTGCGGATTCTGCTTTTGAGGTATCGTCAGCCATTTTTACCTAATAATTTGAATATCTTTACCTGAAGTCCATACCTCAAGTTCGGTTCTTAATCTACCCTCAGATTTAAGGGTTTCGTATCTATTTATAGCTTTACTCCGCCACCATTCGATAACATTATTCAATTCATGTTTATGATAGTTTTCACCAGGTAAAAGTTTATCGGTTTTTAGGTTAACATAATCAACCATATTTTTAAAACCATAATCACCAACATAATATCTTTTCTTTTCTGTCAACGATTTAGCCTTCTCAATCGTTAAAGAGAATGCCTCTGCTTCAGGTGATCCCTTTAAAGCAGCTTTAGTGAGAGCAATAATCTTTGTGAATGTTCTCAACTTTCTACTGGTGGTACTTTCATCACCACCCAAAATATCTCCGACTTTACTTTCAACATATTGTTTTAAATCATTATATGATTGACCGTGCATCATTGGTACTATATCGGATTCGGTAAGACCTTTGTATCGAATATATGGTTTCATACCATCATATTGTGATACCTGTTTTGTCGAACCATATAAACTGGTTGTTTCGAACAAACAAAGATTCATACCATATTTTTTATTACAGATTTCTCTTACTGTATGACTGGTACAAATGCCAGCCATTAGTTTACCACCTAGGTAATTAAAACCAAATGGCTGAGATGGTACAATTACGAATCCCATCATAGCAGAGGCATTGAATCGCTTGGATGTTTCTGTGGTTTGCGAGAACACTTGTCCAAGCATCTCATTGCGTGGTCGCATATAGATTACAGGTGAACCTAACCGAATGAAACCTAGAATCTTTCCTGAGTTCTTTTCTCTGACTGCCAATTGTACATTTCTGCCAACTGGTGCTTTATTGATATGTGATGATGTAATGGAAAGTAATGTTTCCCATGTTTGACCTGGTATTTCTACCACTTCAATATCCATATCATTGGGGTGCATTGAAAAATCTGAAAACAAATCATCTTCAGGTGGAAATATTGATGTTGGTATTTGATCGAGAGATTTTATTTTTTCCTCTCGCATGTATTGTTCTATGTCATTATAATTATTAAAATAATCATGAAAGACCTTAGCACAATACAAACCATTTTCTCTGGAGATTATCATACTTTAAAACCACTAAATGATTTCTTTTGTTTTTCTTCTCTTGTACCAAATGTGTTCAAAGGCTTATCGTGGCCAGCATCTGCGATACCCATTTGTGCGGCCTGTTCAACATCATATAGTTTCATTTTGGATCTATCAACACCAAGAGTAAATCGTTTGTGGAATGTTGGATCATTATATCTATTCTTTAATTGTTTGACCATGATTTGGCCAAGTTCTTCTAGTTCTTCAGAAGAAATCAAAGCAAACATTAAATCTGCGGTGGCGGGAAGTCCGAACGATTCACTCGTATCCTCAAGACCCGGATCACTGGAAGTAAATCCTGAGCGGGTAGTTTGTGTAGCAGATACAATAGGAACATTATACTCAACAGCAAGGCCACGTAATTCTTCTGCAATTGCTTTAACGTAGGTGTAGGAATTAATATTCGCACCAGCCTTAATGCGAGCAGAACAACAAATATTGAGATAGTCAACGAATATAATGTCAGGTACAAAAGACCTCTTGAGATTGAGTTCATTTAATAGTGTCCTAAAATGAATAGTTGATGCCGAAGCAGTTGGATATTCTTTGATAATTAATTTGCCTGTGGTCTTTTCACGGACACGATTAACTTTTTTATCATACATATCTTTTGGTAACTCAATCAAATCATCAATGGTAACATTCAATAGATTGGCATCAATTCGTTCTGCAATCTTTTCTTCACTCATTTCCAAAGTGATGTAAAGAACATTTTTACCCTGAACCATGCACGAAGCAGCCACATGACACATAAAAAGAGATTTACCAACACCAGTCCCCGCCAAAGCAATGTTAAGCGTCTTAGCTGGTAAACCACCTTTTGTGATCTTGTTAAAGTAGTCGAGGTCGAATGGGATTCGTTCCTCTTTTCTATGATAGAATTCATATCGAGCATCTGAGTCCTGTAAGTAGTCATGGCCAACGGAGTTATCAAAGCTTACTGCTAAAGCGTCCGATAATATCTTGGGAATCTGACCTTTGTCGTGATTTTTATCTTTGCCATCGAGAATTGAAATAGACCCCAATACTGCGTTGTATATGGCCTTCTCTTGGCAGAACTTTTCGGTCTTGTCAACAAGCCATTGAACTTCGGTTTCTGCCGATTTATTCTTTTCAATTTCTGATAGATACTCCTCACATCTCTGAACTTCATCAGATGAAAGATTCCTCTTTTCTTTGATGGCAATACTAAGTGCTTCAATCGTTGCCGTGTTATTGTAAGTTTCCGTGAATGATGTAATTTCATTAAATAATGTTCTTTCTACACTATCACTAAAATATTCTAGCTTTAAAAATGGTAAAACTTTTCGTAAATACTCCTCATTATAAACGAGGTTCTTCAGTATCGCTTGTTCCAGCTTCATCAATTATTTCCTGTTCAATATTACTGCCCATAATTTCCACAAGTAAGTCGCCAATATAATTTTTAAACTTCTCGTCTTTTTCCAATTTTCGTGGTTTATCTACTGTAGATTCTAACACATCATAAGCAAAAAGTAAATACACTTGATCATTTTCTTCTTTAAACTTTACCTTACCATATTTAAATACGGTGTCTTTATAGAATCCTTCCAAAAATTTAATGTGTACCGCAGTGCCATCATTTTTTGGATAAATGAAACAATAATCAATACCCTCAGTCATCTTTCACCTCAAATCTCTTTTCTTGTATGGTTTTTTCTTTCCATATTTTTCTAGGATTACCACACATTGTACATTCAGGATTGCCACAGTCCATTGCATGGTGTTTGGCAAATTTGTGTGGTTCATCTACCGGCACGCCATGCGATTTAGCAATCTTAGTTTGTTTTTTAATTTGATTTTGAGTTTTTTGAATACGCTTAGAATGTTTTAATTTAGCATCTTCATTACTCATTTTCGGTTCCATTCATGGTAACAACTTCATCAAATAAATTATCAATACCGCCTTGCATAATTTCACCAGCTGCAATTTGATATTTTTCTTTTACATAAGTTTGAAACTTTTTACTTTTTAAAACTGGCATCCAAAAATCGGATGTGTCGGTTTCTTTGATACGGTATTTTTTATCCTGAATAACACCATCATCATCTACTTTCGAGTACCATCCATTAGAAGGCTTAATAACAAATCCACCATCGAGTGCAATATCAAGTAGCCCACTCCAACGGCTAACGCCACCGTCAAAAGATACAGAAACGGGAATTTTTGATTTTTCTTTGACATATCGTGACTTCTCTACATTGATAATGAAATTATAACCAACAACTTCTGTGCCTTCTTTTTCTTGTTGACGACCAATAATAAAAATGTTATCAGCTGAATAATATGAACCTGTTCCACCACCAACAATATCTTTAGGAAACATACCAATTTCTTTATATGTGTGATTCACCACAATCATTGGGACATCTTTCATTGTGAGATGTGGTGTTACCATGCGAAATAAACTTTTAACTTGTTTGGCACGGGACATATCAGCAACCGATTTGCCTTCTAGAGCATCTTCAACTTCTTTCTTTGAAGCTAAATTACCAATCGAATCAATAACAATAATTAACCTATCACTCCTTTCGAGATTGGTTAACTGTTGCATGATATCAAACTTTAATTGTTCAATATCAGTAAGAGGTGTATGTAAAACTCTGTTGGTATCAATACCAAAGCTGTCAAAATAAGACTGAGGAGTACCAAACTCAGAATCGTAAAATAATAACGCTGCATCTTCATATTTGTCCAAATAACTTTTTGCCATTAATAAACTAAAGGCAGTTTTAAAATGTTTAGATGGGCCAGCCCACATTGTAAGACCTGGTGTTAGGCCTCCATCTAAACGACCAGAAAGTGCCACATTAATAATTGGCACCGATGTGGGTATCATATCTTTCTGTGTAAAGAATTTTGATTTAGAAAGAATTGCTGATTCTTTAATACTACTGTTTTTTTTAATCTTGTCAAGTATGCTCATAATTTTCCTTTTTAAAAATCACCACCATCTAATTTTGTTGTCGTGTTCGCTTTTTCTCTGAAAGCAAATTCATCTTCATAATCATACTTAGGTTCTAATTTCTTTGGTTGTTCTGCTGTCGGTGTAACATTGTGGTGTTCTTCATAAACTCCGGGTACAACATGAACTGTTAACGGAGGAATTGTTTCACCGGTCACTTCATCTATTATAATTGGTTGTTCTTCTATTTTAGTGATGTTTTCTTTTGGTATTTCAATTTTATCATTTGCAACTTCTACATTTTGTGTTGGTATATCCGGTACTATTTTAATAATTTCATTTTCTTTATTGACAACCACTTTATTTCTTTGTTGTAATGACATATTTGCTGCTATCAATAATAACACAGCTAAAGGGTCAAATACAACCATTATCAGCAATATTACCAAACGAACTGCTTTATCAATACCATTGGCATCTTCGGTGCCATATACCATGTCACCAATATACTTAATGGGACCAACTTCGGCAATTAATTTATTTTCTTCTTTAAGAAGTGGTAATTTTCTTTTGTTGATATCTGCCAGTTCTTTTTGTGTTTGTTGAATTTGCCTATCAACATTGGCTGAAGCTGTTTCTGGATTACCAGCACGCTTCAGTAAATAATCTAAACGCTCTTTAGCAATTTTCTCTTGTTGATTGAGTGTCCGAATTTCAACAGAATTCACACCGGCTTCCATTGTGGAATCTATGTGAGCTTTAGACAAAAATCCAAAAATACCCATGCTTGTGATTATCATTAATATGACAACAGAGGATGTCAAATAAGATTTTAATAAAAGTGGGCAGGTTTTCCAATTACGATATAACCATGATGCAGTAACTAATTTACTCATTTCAAGAACCGAGCCCATGAAAACGATTGGCCAAAATGCGCCTGTGAAGATTGCAGCTAAACCAATAATGGAATAGTAAGCTGCAATACCTGATAGTAGTAGTGCCGATAATAATGTCAGTATGATTAGTATCATGAGAAGAAATCCTCTATCGAACTTGTTTTTTCTGTTTTCCAACCCATACAATCCAAAATTACTCTGATCGGATCTAAAAATGCTTTGTCGTATTGCATATCATAATCAATATACTCTTGTAATTCAAACTCTTTTGGTAGGCGAGATGGATATGAAATGACAGTATCTTTAAATGGGTTTGGCATTTTTAGGTAAGTAAACTTAACCTTTTCGCCTTCTTGTATGAGTGGATATTTTTTGGTTAGATTCTTTTGTTTTAGATTATGATTATAAAGAATAGCACCTTTAACATGAATTGGTGTTCCTTTTTTATATAAAGTTAAATCATCAGAATAAGTATTTAGACCATTAAGTCCACGAGGAAAAGATATTTCTTCTACGGGTAAAGTTTTAAATTCTTTTCTAAAATCCTCAATGAATTTGTGGATGTCATTCTCTGTGCCACTCACCATTAGTTGAATTGCTTGTTTCATTTTCTCACGAATGGCAGATGGCGTAGATGACTTAATCATTTCAAGACCCATAACTTTCATCTGTGGTTCTTTATATTGAACACCCTCATTATTGTATATGTTAAGGATGTATCGTTTTTTGGCTGTCCAGATACCTTTGTTGGATAGGCCTTCTCGTTTCATTTCCATTTTTTGCTGATACGCATGAACATATTCAGCCAGTTCTTGATATGACTTATCAATATATGGTTGAATCTTTTCCTCACAGATTTTATCCATGAGTGTTATAACTTTTTGTTTATCCGTGGTATCTTTAACAAATTTATTAACGAGTTCACCCATGCGGAGGTAAATCGAATCGGTATCAGAAGCAATAACATAATCGACATCTTTTGTGTCAAGTATCTTATTCATCCACTCATTAATTTTATTTTCAATCCAACGAATACTCAACTGACCAGCAGTAGTAACACCAAGGGCCATACGTAAATCATAAAAACGGAAATACTGAGAACCCAAAGCACCGTAAGCGGAGTTTAGAGAGACCTTTTTGGCCAACTGAATGTTATTGTATTTGGCAATTCGTTTTTCAATTTCATAGAGTTTGCTTGGGTCTTTTTCATTTTCATATTCCTGTTTTGCAGCCAACATCATCTTTTTAAATTTACTCCTATCTGTATACATTTCTTCCATCATCTTAGGTAAGAACCCCTGAATATCAGTACGGAAGAATTGGCCATTAGGTGTTAATGTTGCATTTTCTAATTTTGTTGTATCGATTCGTTTTTTCAAAAGCCTATCAACAGAAACGCCTTGTTCTAATACACCACGCATTTCATTTGTATAGTTTTCTGGTTCAATCAATGTTTCTGGTGAAATATTATATTGCATCATCAAATGTGGATACAAAGAGTTCAAATCAAACGAAGCAACCCAATCATGTAGACCAACTTGTGGCACTTTAACATAGGCGCCTTCAAACGCTGCATCTTTATCTTTAATCACTCGTGGTGGAACAATGATATCTTTATCACGCAGATAAGAGTATGTCAGAGCGTCCCACATACGAGTTTGTGCAAACACATCTTCAAAGTTTGATTTGGTGTCGTATGCAAGAGTTACTGCCAACTCAAGCAGTTTTAATTTATCTTCAAGTTTGATAATGAGTTCAACGTCTTTAATGTTATACTCAATAAATTTTTGATAGTTCAATCGATACAGAGTGTGAAGATTATCATATTCCTCATAGGCAATCTTACCTTCACCAAGTTCTACTTGTGCAATATTATCCAAACGATAAGACTCTTGTGACTTGCCGCCAGGTGCGTACCATTTGTATAGTTCGATATAATCAAGTGAAGAAACACCAACAAGAGTATAATCAATCAATTGCCGATTGTTTACATATGCTTTGCGTTCTGTGATGTAATTCCATGGTGATAGTTTCTTGGCTTCATCATCACCTAGAATTTTACGAAAACGATTAATGAGATATGGTATATCAAAGAATTTTGTATTCCAGCCAGTAATGATGTCTGGATATTTGTCTTTCCAAAACTCAAGAAATTTCTTACAAAGATTGTATTCATCTTTACAACGAATATAGATTTCACCTTCTTCAACTTGATATTCACCACAACCAAATACGATTGGTTTACCATTGAGAAATTTTAAACAGATTGCTGTGATAGGTTCGTTTGCTTCGTATGGATCAGGAAAGCCATTCTCTGAACCGACCTCAATATCAATTACAGCGATTGATACTTTTTCATAGTCATAGTCAACCATACCTTGATGTTGGTCAGCAATGAAAGCATATTCAAATCGAGTTTGACCATAAATTTTTGGTGCACCAGAAACACCTTCAAATTGTTTGATGTATTCTCTGGCGGCTTTGATTG